TTTGAATATTTTTGGCGTATTTATTATACCCCTTGGCTGCTAGTGGTCGGCTAGAAAAAACTGCGATACTCTCTTTTCCGTCAAAAAGTACAAAAATGTTAATTTCTGAATTTTCCATAGTCGTCTCCAGTTAAAGAACAGCTATTATACTGGATACAACAATTAAAGTAAAGGTAATTCTGCTTTCTGCTGGTAACTAGAAGCCAAAGAACCTTTCTTGCCACTATACAAAGCAGATCTAATAACAGGATCGTCTTCGTCATACATACCGTTCTCGATATCAATACCAGAGATCTTGAAGATACTTAGAGAACAACCAGACTTCTGCAATCCCCAGAACTTGAAACCAATACTCTCATAGAAAGCCACTGCTCCAGGTTCTGCAGATACACGAAAATACTGGGCATTTAGAGCCCATACGTTCATGAAGGATGTGATAGTTAGTTCTTTGGCAACACCTTTACGTCTATGTTTAACAAACGTATGGAGCAATTGAAGGTTCGCTGTTTTAGGTTCTCTCTTAGATACTGTAGTAATAATAGCACCCATTAGCTCACCATTATCGTCAAATGCACCAAGACAATCGTTCCATTGCTCTTGCATATCAGCTTTGGCTACGAATGTCTTGGCAAATCCATCTGCTTTATCGGTAGTTATTGCAGCTACAAACTCAGCACGAGTGCAACTACGCAACTTCATGGAACTCTCGCTTCTTCTCGCCTCGCTCTTTACTCCACTTGGAGCGTTCCCAACCAACATATTCACTCAGGTTCCAAACGAATGGAGGAAACTGGAATACTTGATTAGCTAGGATTTCCTTGACTGATGGACCACCGTTTAGTGCAGCATCAATAAACTTCTCAGCAAAACGGAATTGGGCATCTAACTCGATTGGATGAGTAGTGCTACGGAAGCAACGGAATTCGATCGTTCCAGTATGTTTCATACAGTAAGTATTGATTGCATATCGGAATGGGCGACCCATCGATACACCGTCTTTACCTGCAGCGTGTAACTTAATGAAGTGATCAAAGTCTGTGGCTAGATTGATAATGTTATCACACATGTAGTCTGGCATTTCTCGTCCGCCATCATACTTGAGATACATTTTAGCACCGTTACAACCTTTCATCTGACCATTCTCAGAGAACTGATAACATGCCTCGATCGTGTCAGCCTGATTTGCTTTAATATAAGCAACTAGACGTTTCAATGCATCCACATCATCTTTAAGCCCTGGAACATACACATGTAAGTGTCCATGATTAACAACTGATGCAGTTGGAGTGTTACCGTTATCGTTAAAGAATTTCTTAATCTCTAAGATGCGGTCGACTTGTTCTTGCCACGTCTTAGTCGGTTTGGTGTTGATTTCTCCACCCATGTATGGCTCCGTACCGAGAGGATCGCAAGCCACGTATTTAAAGGGATCAAACAAGTTAACAATGTCTGTTTCAGCATATTCCCAAGCTCCTAAATGTTGAGGGATCGACAGCCGTCTATCAATGTCACCCCATTCAATTTCATAACCCCATGTGTATTCACTAGACGGATAATTCTTCATAATCTACCTCTTGTAAGTCTTTCGAGTTAATAAGTAATGGCTCTTGCTTCAAAGTAGTACCATTATAAGTGTAATATGTATTGGCTGGAAGTTCGTCACTCATAAGAACCCCAGCACGTACTGCAATATCTTTAGTAGATGTAATTATACACCCATTTGGAATTAAAGACAAATAAATCGGACGTTTACCATTACGGTAGAACCTAATATGTTTATCTTTATATAACTCAATAACAGATAGTGATGCATCTTGCCACTTCTCTAATGGCGACTCACCTACAGTTTTATATATCAGCTCTGAATCGTTTTTAGTTTCAGTATCATAACCATATAGTTCTTTCCAGTTCTCTGGTAGCTCTTGCGTTACTACACCATTGTGCACGATTGATACACTACTATCACCCAGTGGCTGATTATATTGTAGGTCGCTAGTGCTGTACCTGCAATGACCAATAAGGTATAGATTACCATCTTCATTAACATAATTCTCAAACTCGAAGGGGAATTCATCAGCTGGAACTGCCAGCTTTTCAGTTGTAATCTTACCGTCTTTCACATAGGATATTCCAGTGGCGTGTAAACCACGAATGCTAGACTCGTGGAATACTCGTTTAGCCAACTGGAAGTCCTCTGTTGTAGGACTCTTTAATACAATTCCTACAACAGCACACATTAAAAGAATTCCTCTAGTGAAGAGCCTTTAACTGACTCTGGATGATACTTAATTAGAGTTTCTTTACCTAATTTATTTTCACAATACTCATACCATTCTTCGCTATCCCACATAGATGGAGATACACCATTCCAGAGTGGACGTTGCTCAGGATGTTCTTTGTTATGTCGACGATCTTCAACGAATTGTTTACGGCAATCTTCATACTGTTTAGTACCCAACTCAAGCATCTTCTCGCGGAAATAACATACCAAGCTTACACGTTCTGCTTCTTCATCTAATAGAACAATAGGAGTATTACCGTGCATAACTTCGTGGTTGTTAACCAATAATAAATCTCCTGGACGAACATTCACAGCCACACGATACTCTGGGAATACCAAATATCCACCAGAATAGTTACCATTGTTAGACAATACCAACAAGTTACTTAGTCCACTATCCAAATCACCAGCATCATAGTGGGCTGCAGTTCTAAAAGTTTTATTCACAGTAATAGTTGTAAACGGAGTTCCTGGAACTAAGAATTCTTGATCGATCTTAGCTGCAGCTGCCATTTGATTGTTATATCTCCAAGGCAATAAGTCTTTAAAACCTTTAGCCAATGACTGTAGGAATGGGAATGACATCTTAAACTTATCAAAGTGATTTTCTGTGTAAGAAGTTGCACGACCAAACGGAATACGAGGATAACGATCAAACCAACCAGCAATACCAGAGTTTACACTATTTGCATATGTGGTAGCACAGATTAGTTCGTCAGCAACCCACTTTGCAGCCTTCTTCTGTTCGTCTGGAGTTAATTTACGAGTTTCTTCAACCCATTTCTCAAACTCGAAGTCAGCTTTTTCTACTTTAAGAATAGACCAAACGTTCGCGCGGTTAGAGATTTCTGCTTTTTTACTAGCGTGTAATGCTTTAATCTCATCGATAGGATCTTCACCAAGCAAGTTAGGTTTTGGATTAAGGAAGTAGTCAACGATATCATATTGATATTCTGTCACCCACTGACGATTACCTAGTGCGCCCTCACGTGGACCAGCTGCAAGCCCTCGATTTTGAGTTTCAATTGCAGCTTCACGCAGACCTGCATACGCTGCATCTTGTTCTTCTTTAGAGAAGTAGTTCTTGCGGAACTTAAATGCAATACGTGACTCATCTGCGCCAATATCACAGGCAGAGCAATTACCATTATGCGCGCAAGAAGCTTTTACCGCAACACCACATAGTGCTGGCATATATGCATCGGTATCTTCTTCAATAAGAACATCATAGTCAGACTCATCTAGAAACTGACCCAATCGATGAGATGTATCGTGTTTAAAATCTGCTACAATTACCTTTACCATTTTATTTTCTCCTAATATCTAATTCGTATAACTATGTATAATCGTTTAAAACTTGAATCCATCGAAAGTCTCAGATTTAATCCTACCACCACTAGAAGTTTTATCAAAGGCTGGACCATCATCACGATCTTGACCAGAGTCTGATATATTATTCTGTGCGCTAACCTCAACATTATACAGCTTCATCTTACTTCTGTCAACTCCGATTACGAACCTTTTGAAATAACTTGGGTCATTGTATCGGTTCTTCAACTGTTTAACCATTAATTGGTTCATCTCTTCAAGTTCTTCAGTACTAATCAAAGCGCACATAAAGTCAACCGTGGCAGGCAAACCGAAAGACTCGGAAGTATCCTGTAAACCCACATCGGTATTATCAAAACCACCACGAGTTGTTTGAGTTGCAGATAACATTGGTACGTTATATTCTACAGCCAAACCACGTAACTCCTCAGCAATGGTCTTTACATATGTATAAGAGTTGACATTTGCACCCATCTTTAATCGAGCAGAAGCACAGATGTTTAGATAATCGATAACGATTAGATCTGGAGCAAAGTCCTTCTTAATCTTAAGTTCTTCAAGTAGTGCACGGAAATGTCCAGAGTGCGCTCCAGCTGTTGGATACTCTTTGACAATTAACTTACCTTGAGTCTTACGTGCAATCTTATCAAGTCTGGTATTAAATACTTTTCTATCAACTACCTTCAACTCATCCATAGACAAGTTTAATAGGTTTGCATCGATACGTTCAGCGATACGTTCTTCAGCCATCTCCATAGTTATGTATAAGACGTTTTTACCCTGCATTAAAGTAGAAGCTGCAACGTGACACATAAACAGAGATTTACCCACACCAGTACCAGCCAAGATTACATTGAGAGTTTTCTTAGAAAAACCACCCTTTGTAATCTTGTTGAATAGGTCAAGATCGAATTCAAGTTTCTCTTCCACACGATGATAGAAGTCGAAACGATCTTGTGCATCGTCCAGATAATCGTGACCAACGTGATTATCAAAGCTAACCGCCAAAGCATCACTGAGAATATGAGGAATAGATTCCTGCGTTCTCTTATCGTCTTTTCCATCAATAATCTTAATGGACTCGAGAATGGCATTATAGACTGCTTTATCTTTACAAAACTTTTCAGTATGCTCGATTAACCAGTCTTGGTTTGCTTCATCAGTGGGAAGTCCTTCCACACTTGTAATCACGTCAGCCAATTGCTTATCTGTGATGTCAGTCCTATTAGACAGCTCGATCGTTAAGATATCACTGCTAATAGGTTTATTATATTTGTTGAAAAACGCTGTAATCTCTTCAACAATCATTCTTTCTTTAAAGTCACTAAAGTAAGAAGTATTGATGAATGGTATCACTTTCCTGCAATATTCCTCATTATGTATAAGATTACTTAAAATCTGTTCTTCAATTCTCATCAACACCGCCTGTGTAAACTAAACTATTATCCTTGACACCCTCTTCTAAAAGGTGCATAACCAAGTCACCAACTGCTTTGTCTAGTAAATCTTTTTCGAAAGGTTCGCTATGCTCTAGAACATCATACTGAAAGTTCATATGCATCTCGTCATTCTTTTCCTCGAAAGATACTTTTCCAATAGTAAAGATTATACCCTTAAACTCATTAGAAGTAAACTTTAATTTGTGTGAGCCGTTTGGGAGATGCCCAACGATTTCGAAGTCATCATCAGTCATCGATAGACTCCAATTCTTTTATAGTGCTTCCATCATTTTTTATAACAATATAACCTTC